TGGGTGTTACCAAACCCATTAACTACAGCAATTGCATCAAGATCGCTTAATGGTTTACTAGTCATTACATCTGCTAGTGCGATTAAATTTCCTGGAGGAGAAGCTTGAGGTTTTGTAGGGTTCCAAGTATCTTGTATTGTAGCACCTTCGAAAAACAATGTTTTGTCTTCCATTGAAATTCCTGCTAAATCAAAATACTTTCTATTTACAAAAGCACCTGCACCAATATCTTTCCAACCTTCTCCAGATATATCCGTTCTTAAGGTATAAGCAGGTCCTGCTTTATCTACGCGTATAAGTCCGATCTCTTTTGCTAATGTCTTCACTTTAACGACCTCTTTCTTTCTGCTGATCGCTTCCAAGACTTTGCAGCTCTCTTGAACAAGACTTGATGGTTAGATCGTGGATGCTTCTTCTTGAGTTGCTTCAGAGTCTTTGCCATGTACTTGTTATACGCGGATGGTGCTCGCTTAACTTTCTTAACAACTGACTTAGCCTTCTTTACAGTAGACTTGGCCTTGCTTACTGTTTCTTTACCAGACTCGCCCAGGTCTTTTATTTCCTGGAGCAATCTGATAACTTCATCAATAGACACTGAGTTCACCTCAGTTATCTGCAGCTGTTGATTGAATTGCAATTGCCATGAAGTCTTTTGCAGTGAGAGATACAATAGATGCGTTTACACGAACAGTTACGTTGATTGCTTCGTTTGCATTAATTGAAGAAGATAATCCACTAATGTAGAGTTGATCGTTAACGACAAAGCGTCCATCATCTGATCCTTTACCATAGTTATCTGGGTATAGGTCAGCATCTTGTGAAAAGAATCCGTCACTATCTTGGACGAGTCGCATTGAAGAAACCATTGCTCGGTCATTTGCAAATACCAATCCACCACGGTTTAGATCAGTAAGTTGAACCATAATTTCACCGTCTCCAAGTGTAGCACGAATAGTTGCAGCTGCAGTTGTACCTTGAACAACGTAATCTACTGAATGAACTTGCAAAGCTTGACGATCTCCTACATCAACGTAGGAGCCAAGGTCAATAGTTGCAAAGGTTTCAGTATTTCCTGCACTAATTGTTAGTCGTTCGGTAAGCGTAAACATCGAGGTCTTTTTTGTAGCCATATTAATCACGGGGTGGAGCAGCAAGTAGTTATCAGACGTATGACGATCCAGAACGTTCCTACTTGCTCCTCCATTACTTACTAAGTGAATGAGGCTTATTAACGTGCCTTTCAGAACTTGCAGTCCTATCTTGGCGAGCGTAGCGAGCAAATCTTCGCACCACCACCTCCCGACCTCCAACCCTATGGTATAGCACCCGCTATATTATTCTGCTTGCAGATTTTTTTGGGGCATATACTAAATAACATTATTATTTAGGTTGAAACATGGCGAACCAATACTCCATAACCGTAAGCAACGGGGCTGATGCTGTCCTCAAGAAGTGCAAAGATGGAGGTGCAAAGATAAGTCAAGTAATCTCATCGTGCATCGAGATGCTTGGTTATGACGCAGTTATGACCATGGCAATGAAACAACGCATTCTATCTGATTACATGAACAAAGAGGACGAGTGAATGTGCGTCGCATGTAACATGTGTGAAGAAGTCTACCTTTGTTCTCATGGTCAAGTGTTTTACGATTCGAAAAGATTTGGATGGGAATGTCCTCACGACTTCTCACTGATCTATCAATGCATGAGGTGTTCAGAATGACTTGTGGATTTTATTCGAACTTCGATTGGGTTACCAGGGACATCACATTTGATTGGTTGTTACCACTGGAACAATACGAAGGACCTCAAGGACCTTGGTGGCAATGTATTCAATGCGACGAAATATTTTATTCTACAACACTTTGCACTTGCAAAGATTGTAATCCGTTCTCAGGTTATTGCAGGAGTTGTCATCCAGAATGATGCCAATCTACAAGTGTCAAGGTTGTCAACTTGAAACTCGAAGGTTAAAGTCTCGATGTTTGATGCAGTTGAAAGTAAACCGTTGGAATGGAATGTGCATTAGATGTTGTTGCCTCAATTCCATACGTCATCGTCCATGCGACGATCCAACTGGTCTGGGATTCACCAGAGCGACACACAGGTGAATTAAATCCAGAGCCAAGCCATTAGAACATAGTCTGCCACAGTCGCACCAGCAACTGAAACCAATGTAGCAATTGAAAGAAAGACGTTGAACTTCATCAGTGATTCCAAGGATGTTTCTTTTGCTTCTTTCTTTTCAGCTCGAGCCATTAGCCATTCGGCAAACTTTGTAGTTGGTGTTTTCTTTTCTTCAATTGGAGTTTCTTCTGTACTCATATAATCATGCCTCCCATTCCTACGAGTGCGGTAGCTTCGTACCTTCGTATTTCTGGAGTAAACAAATCGATGGCTCCTGCGCCACCTGCTTCAATAGTTCTTATTGCAAATGTAGTTCCTATCAAATCTGCAGCTGTATAGCCTAAATAAAATGGACGAAATATTTTAGGTAAAAACTTCAGTACAATAGGATCTGCATTAAAGACATCTACAAAGAATTCTTCGAGATTATCCATATCAATCAACATCAGGTTCTTGTTGAAGTTCGTAACTTCGCTTTAGTCGCATGAGGTATTCAAATTCAGGTTCTTCTTTTGCATTAGCTCTAAGAAGATAACGAACAGGATAAAGAGCATATGTACCGTCTGCGTTGTTTCCAAATTGTACAATTCGAGTACAATATACTCTATCACTTGTTGTTGGGGATAATGATCCTAACTGATTGTCAGACAATGGAACCATGTATCCACCCGCTTGAGTATCCATGTCAACTACAAAGACACGAAGTCTCATGTAAATTGTTTGATCAAATGTCAACTTTGCTGCATTTGCGTGTTGGGTGTTACCAAACCCATTAACTACAGCAATTGCATCAAGATCGCTTAATGGTTTACTAGTCATTACATCTGCTAGTGCGATTAAATTTCCTGGAGGAGAAGCTTGAGGTTTTGTAGGGTTC